TTCCAATAATTGCATATCTTCTACCTAAAGTATTAACAAAATGATGGAGACCACGCCCTGCTCCTGTAAGTTCGTTTTCATTAACATTACCTAGCTGATTCCATCCTCCTATTTTCTCAGGAGTGCCGTATCTAAATCTAACGTTATCACAGTCTATCCACTGACCTTCTGCTCCTGTGGCTGTAATTTGCTTATTAATACCTGGTTGGAAACCTATTTTTTGTAACATAATACCCCATTATATAAGGTTTTTAGTCTTTGTACACTTCAAAAGAAGCGTCACAAAATATAATGGTTTTAATGTTGTCTGTCAAATCTTTAGGAATTCTATATGCTAAAGTACTAGGAAAAGTTAATAAATCACCCTCTTTAATATTTAAACTTATTAAATCTTTATTTAAACGATTAGATAGATCTATCTGCATGATTTGATTTGGAGTGTCAACACAGTATATATTTCTATAATTAAAATTTAAACAAGACTCCCACTTACCTAAATTAGTATTATCTTCTTTCTTATACTGTTTAAAAGAGATATTACCAGTAGCCTGTTTCTCACAATTTAATTTTTTTAATATTTTACTTAATTCAACATTTAAAAAAAAAGAAAACAATTTTATATAATCTTGATTACCAACAGCCATTGAATTAAGAAGGTGGGGTTTTATTGATTGGTGATGTTTATTGTTATTGATAAAATAATAGTCTGTTATTGGTCTAACTATCATCGTAGTCCTCGTAAGAAGTGTTAAAAGATATAATTGTTTTAATTTTGTCTGTAGTATTTTTTGGAGAACGATGCAGTATGTTTGCAGGAAAAGTAAGTAAATCACCCTCTTTGACTTTAGGTTTAATAATAGTTTTATTTATAGGATCATATAGTTGAGTAGCTACTTCATTATAAGGCAGGTCTATATAAAACACGTTTGTATAATTTGAATCAGGATGAACATGCCAAATATGTTGATGACTATGTTTATATCTTTGAAACCAACCATTTATAATTTTATATTTTTTAAAATTTAATTTTAAACACATATCTGTTAAATAAGGTTGTATAATTTTATAAAAATAATTTAAATATTCTCTATTATAATTTGAATCTACAGACCAATCAGAAACATACTTATCCTCTAACTCCTCTTCATTTAAATTATCAGATGGAGTGCTCATTGATATTAAATTACTAGGCATCTTATTTATAAGTTCTAAAAGCTTGTCTTTTATTTTTAAATGTTCTTTAACATTTGTTATGTAATAGTAATTATCTATTTTATTAATTAACATAAAACCCAACTGATATTATAATCCTAGGCCCTGGACTCATAACGTTATGTTTTAAAGTTCTTGGTATAAATAACATATCGCCCTTTTCAATTTTAACCTGACTATTTATAGACGGAAAATTATAATAGGTAGTACCATGGCTGCCTATTATACAAACATGTTCTCCATCATGATGAACATTTCCTATTGTAGGTTTAAAAGAAAAGAAAAAATCTAATGTCATATATTTATAGTCAAAATGTTTTTTAGTTTCTTCATTTAATTCATTCATCATTTTACTAAACCTAGTATTGGTTACACTTCTAATTTGAAAAACTTTGCTTAATATGTCGTTAGGTTGTGGTGAAAATTTTCCTCGTATTAAAGACTCGGGTTCAGATTCGTCTTTAGAATACATATCAAATAAATCATTAAAGTTTATTGATACGTTATAAGAGTCATCAAAATGTTTTTTAAAATATACATACTGATTATTTTGTATGCCCTCTCTAAACATAATGATACCAAATAGCTAAAGTATACCTAACTCCTTTTGTAACTGGGTTTACTTTGTGCCAAGTGTGTCCTAAAAAACTTACACATGTTCCTTTTGTTGGTTTATGTATAGTTCTTAAATGTTTCATTTTTTCAGTAGGGTCAGTCGCCGTAATTAATTCACCTCCTTCAAAATCATCATTAAGAAATACAATACTAGTTGCAGCATAATGTAAATGATCTCTATGCCAATCCATGCCTTGATTTTCTTTCCACTCAACAACTTCCCAATTTTTAATATAAAAAGATTTCTCTTTGTATTTTCTAGATATGTATCTTGTAATATAACCCACACCCATTCTAAGATTTTCTTCTTGATTAATAACATCGTAAAGTCTTAAAAGTTTTTTGTCATTAAAAACAACGTGTTTATCTGAATTTCTTTTAAAAAAATCTATAAACCATTCTGACATATTTTTATGTAAAAAATCTTTCATATTATTTGTAATAGTAAAAAGTAGTTAAAGTATATCTACCTAAACCTTTATTTTGATTTTTTTTATTAATTTTAATTGGGTCTACTGTATGCATATAATATCCTGGAAACAAAATCATTCTATTGTGTTTACATTTTACAACCTCTCCTGAATCAGTAAAAGTTAAATCACCACCTTTAAATTTTTTTGGTTCTTTAAAAAACCATCTTAAAATAGTTGTGGTTGCAGAATCCCAATGTGCACCATAATGATCCCCATCTTCATAATAACTTATAAGAGTAGAGTCAGCATTAGTAGATTTCCAATGTCTACCTTGAGGTAATGATTTTTCTACAAAATCTAAAAAGTGTTTCATAAGTTGTTTTCGATTATGAAAAAGAATATGGGATCTGTCTCTATAATTTTGTGTAAATATTCTATCTGGATAAAGTCTATTATGTTTTCCTTTTGGTGTTTGATCTTTATTTCTAGCAATTAAACCCACCTCGTTATCTGCAGGTTCAAAGTTTTCTGGTCTAGCTGTTAAAAACTCTATCTCTTTCCAAATGTGAGCTTCCTCTTCTGGTGAATACCAATTGTCTGCTACGATATAAGGAAAAGCTGAGTGTTGTATAAAATTAACTTTTTGTTTTTTCATGGTAAAATAGCTCCTACAAAAGGTCTTTCATCATACCTTTTAAACAATGCCTCATCTGTATATTTATTATAGTGTAAAAATACTTGACCGCAATTTTGTCCTTCAAAAGAATTTCTCCAATGTTCTAACTCACAACCTTTATACACTAGCATATCTCCTTTATCTAAATTAACTTGTAGTGTTCTATCGTCTTTTTTTAAAAATATAGGCCACATATCACCACCTAAATTTAAAGTTGTAGATATTTCACATGCAAATCTATCTGTATGTTTTTTTAATATGTCGCCATTTTTATACAATCTAGAATAAGAATACATCTCAATTAATTTTTCACCGGTAGCTTCTTCCATTTTTGGTTTTAATTTTATTAATAAATTTTCCATTGCGGTATCACCATAAATAGAATACGTATTTAAAACTTGTTCATCATCCCAAGTTCCAAAATATTTTACAAATGGGTTTATTAATTTATTTTGAAATAAATAGTTTGCTGCCTTTCTTTTTAAATTTAAATATTCAAAAAGAAATTCGCTTAGTTCCTCTGATATAGCTTTTTGTATTAAAGTGTATTTATCTGTTTTAAAGTCCATAGTATAACTTTCAAAAATATTTATACAGTAAAATCAAAATTTATCAAGTATCTTGATTTGTAATTTATAGGGCTATTTCCAGCATGGTATTGTCTACCATCAAAATATACACCATTACCCCTTTTTGGTGTTTGTTTAAAAATTATTTTTTTATCTATATCTTTTAACACACTGCCTGAAGCTTCAAATTTATTGTAGTATTTATCAAAAATAAAAGTATCTCCATCAGAGTCATTTAAATATAATATTAAAGTTTTGTAATTATCATAGTTTGGAAGGTCTACATGCGGTTTATTAAAAATAAAATTTTTTCTCTCAGGGTGTTGAAACGTTAGTCTTAACCTAGCTCTTATAACATTTACAACTGGCAATTTTATTTCTTGTGATAAAAAATATAAAATAGGTTTAAACAAAAACCAATAATTAGAATCAACATTACCGTCCATAATTAATGAATGACTAAATCCTATATTATCTAAAAATTTAGTACCATAGGACTTTATTGATTTTTCATCATAGCCAATAGAACTAGAATAATAAAAAGGTAATTTAAAAAGAGTGTCCTCTAACTCTTTTTGATATATTTCTGGTATTAAGTTTTGTATTACTTGTGGTGTCATTTTAATTCTAGGTCTGCTAAATAGCTATCCGTTGATAATTTTCCCCTTATAAATGTGTTAAAGGAAAGAGATATTCTTTCTTTTTCATAATTATTTATATCAACACTATGCCATAAAAGAGAAGGAAATAATATTAAAGTATTTTTTTCAACCACCTCTACCCAACTTTCAGAATTAAAATTATTAAATTTAGTTCTTTGCCAAGTTAGTGGCCACATTTTACTAGGGTTTTCAAATCTTATACCAGGATGATTATTAGTGGTTTCTACGTAAAATACCCCTGATACAAAACTATTGCCGTGATAATGTAAAGAGTGTCTTTTGCCTTTCTCTAAAAGATTTACCCATGAGTTGGTGATATATATTTCTTGATCACATCTCATCATTATATCTTTATATTTATCAATACACTCTTGTATTCTTTTTTTTAAATTTATCAGAGGTTTTTCATTTAATACATATTTATTAATAGAGTTTCTTGCATCAAGATATTTACTGTTTAATAACTCAAAATCAGATTTTTTTAAAAAATTTTCTTCTTCATCAGACATAGGATCTAATTCAAATTTAGATATAGGTATTGGAAATAAATTTAAATTTTTCATTTTAAATGTAATTAATATTAATATTCATTCTAAATTTTTGATCTGTACAAGAAGTGCTTCTATGTGGTGTATCTGCTTTGAATAACAATAATCTATTTTCAATAGAACTAATTGTAACTCTTTTTTCAGGATCTCTAGTAGAGTGTTCTAAAATTGTAAATCCATCACAATTATTTAAGTAAAGAATTGCAGCATTAGCATCAAAATTTAAATCTTGGTGTATATCAAAATAATGTATTTTTTCAGTTCTAGTAAATAAATTTGCTTTGGCTCTTATCAAAACTTTCATACCTAATTTATTAAATACGGGCACCATAGTTTTTAATTTATTACTTTTTGATTCATGGTCTTGGTATAGTCTATGAACAAAGTAACTATTATTTAAATCATCAATTTCATTCATAGTTCCTACTTTAGTAGAATAATACCAAGCACAATCATGAGTCATAAAAGAATCTTTTATATTGTTAAAATCCTCTTTCTCTAAAAAATTATCTATAGTTTTGTAACGTATTCCTGTATCTGATCCTACCATTTTCATTTTAATAATCCTTTTGGTAACATTTGTATATTCCAATGTATAAATTTAAATTCTTCCTTGCCCCTATCTACCACAAATTCATGCGGTAAATAACTATTAAACAAAAATAATACACCAGGTTTAACTTTAAAATTAATGGAACTAGATCCTAAAGATACTTTTTTCTCATCTTTAAAAGGTAGTTTAGACATTAGTGCAGCAGATCTAGGGTCATGAAAAACGGGAAAAGAAGTATTTTTAGACGCTTTAATAAAATAAAAACCAGATACATGGCTGTTCCAATGTATATGTGTGGTGTGATTACCACCACCTTTATTGTTAAATTTTTGAGCCCACATTTCTTGAAAATACATTTTATAATTACTTATATCAAAACCTTGATAGTCTAAAAAATAAGATGTTTTTAAACAAATAAAATCTATAAACTCTTTAAAGTCTAAGTCATAAAATAATTCACTATTGGAATTGTGAACTAAATCATCTTCTTTATGTAATTCATTTATATAAAAATCACATTTCTTTTCTAAATTTAAAAATTTAGGTTCATATATTTTTAAAATAGGTGATGAAAAAAACTGTGTTACTTCCATGGTGAACCTATATTCCATATAACCAAAGAGTCTCTTTCACCTCTAATAACTGGTGTTACTTGATGAAAAATAAAGGATGGAAAAACCAATATACTTCCCTGTGTTTTTACATTCTTAATCGTTGCTATAGCGTTTCCCTTATGTGAGTTTCTAGTATCTATTTGAAAGTCCCCACCATCATAGTTTTTAGGATCTGAAAGATTTACCGTAACAGATATCTTTCTAATTTTTCCTCTATAATTTTTATGATATTTATCTCCAAAAGGCTCACTATAATTATCTGCGTGCCAACCGTAATATTGATTAGATTTATATTCAGTAAATTGAATACTTTCGCACCAATCTATATCAAAATTCCAACCTGCACTTTTATTTGCAGAATGAACAAAAGGCATAATTTCATTATATATCCAAGGAGAATTTATCCACCTTATATCCGAGTTTCTAGCGGTGTCTTTAAAATTTGAATTTTCTGATTCAGCTTGAGTTTTTGCTTTTTCTTTATTTTCTTTTTTACAAAATTTAATTATTTGTTCACAAGTTTTTTTAGGAAGAGCACCCTCCCAATACCAATAATAATTTTTTAAACCTATCATCCTTTATAGGATTATAGATAGCATATAGTAAAAAAATGTAAATAAAATATTAATTAGGCCAAGTACCTGCTACTCTATTAGAGTAAACAGCATTTAAATCCCAAACACCTGAAGCACTTGCTGGAACATTAATTGCAGGTGTTGCAACAAAAACTAATCCTGATCCACCGTTACCAGCTGCAGCATTAGGTGTTCTACCTTGTCCACCATTTCCAGTATTAGCAGATCCAGCTGATCCGCCCATACCACCTTGACCACCTGCTGAAAAAGTAGCTCCTGGACCTATTGGAACAGTGCCACCCGCTCCACCAGTCGATCCTGATCCTGCTCCTCCAAATCCGCCTCCTGCTCCGTGGCCTTGGCTAACTTGTCCACCTGGATTTCCTTGTGGTGGTGAGAATGGAGGTACATTACCTTGACCTGGTGTTCCTGAGCCACCTCCTCCAGATCCTCCTTGACCTCCAGAATCCGTAGCTGCTCTTCCAGATCTACCTCCACCTGTAGAAGTTACGGAATCGTCTGATGAATCAAAAATTGAATCTGAACCTTTGCCTCCATTACCTGAACCTGAAGCTCCTGATCCTCCGGCTCCAACTGTTACTGTAACTTGTGAGTCTTGTGTAACTTGTACTCCTTGGACGTGACGAACTCCGCCGCCTCCGCCTCCGCCGCCCTTACAGGCAGCCCCTCCGCCGCCTCCAGCAACTACAACAACATCTACTGCTTGAATAGATGGGGCTATCCCTGCTTTGTCGTAATTACCATCAGCTTGAAATTCTTCAGTTTGAGCAGGTATACACTGACCAGCTTGTGCTGGATTATCAGGTCCTACTACTCCACCATTATATCTATCACCCATTATTTATCTCCTGTGTAGTTTATATCTAAAAATTCTGCTCTTGTAAATCCTGAATCTTCAAATTCAGCTGTGTTGGGATTCCATGCATAAGCTACTAATGATTCATCTGGTGGTGTATCATCAGATTTTTTATATGCACACATCCATCTTCCTTTGTGTTCATCCCACGAACATACCATTGTTTGTGCATCTCCATTTTCATCTTGAAAGTCTGTTTTTCCTGGATGACTTATATCAGGGTGATCAACTGGTGGTTCATACAAACATGTATCTTCATTAAAGTTCCAAGAGTGATGAACAATAGCACCATTTGATTTTTGTGGTCTTGGGGGAATAAAAGCATCTCTTGCAGAATCATAAGTATGACCCTCACCAGCAAAGTTTTTTCTTAAAGCTTTAGATGAATCTAAACTTTCTACTCTTTGGTTTTCTGAATCAAGAGTGTAGTGTTTACCACCATGAGTTCCATAAGAAGTTTGTTTCCAATACATTGGAGATATATCACCATGAAGTTTTGTTAAAAATTCAATTCCTTTAGCTTCACTTTCGTTACCGCTATCATCTAATATATCTTTATTAGCCACAACGTGAACTGTGACTACTAGATTATTTTCATCTATTTTAGCAAAGTGTGCCAATTGAACAACCTCCTTAACTTAACTCTTCGTAGTTGATCGTGATAGTCAAATCAGATGCTGCACTAGCTCCCGCTTCAATGTTGTCTCCTTCTTCTAAATAAAGAGCAGAGTCTTTATCAATAAGAACAAGAGTTGAGTCAGCTGGAACATTTATAGTGCTTGCGAACGCAATTGGTGATCCACCTGATTTTGTTATTGCAGCCGTTACTGTTGCTGCATTAGTGCCATCTATATTAGCGACTAATATATTATTAATTTTAAAAACTTTTCCTGAAGAACTTCCATTAGCTAATATTTCTGTAGTTACAGTTGTGCTTAATGCTGCTTGAACAGATTTAGCTGTTATCGTTGCTACGTTTACTAGATTTGGTGCTGCCATAATTTATTCTCCTGTGCTCCTTTTACCCGAAAACTAAAGCCATTGCAATAGCTTTTCCTGTTGTTGCTAATCCACTACCATTTGCTTGAACTTGTCCCGTCCCTTTTGGCACTAAATTAATGTTTATATTACTATCTCCTCCTGAAGCCGTAAATGATGGTGCATTTCCTGTAGCTGCGTTAGCATAAGTTAATTCATTAACTGCTGAACTTGTTGCTGTTAATAAGAATAACTCATTGCCATTTGTGTCTAAAATTGAAGTCCCAATTTTAGGAGAAGTCAGTGTTTTATTAGTTAAAGTATCAGTTGAAGAAGCTGTGATACCTGTACTAATTGTATCTATATCAGGGTTAGTGCCATCGTTTGCAGTTGCAAATACTATAGCATCACCTTTATTATCTGCTGCAAAAGTAAATGAATCTCCTGAACCACTTGCATATTTAAATTGAACTGTGTGTGATCCAGATGTTGAGTTTCTTAAAAAATAAAAAGTTTGAACATCGATTGGAATAGTCACAATCTGATTACCTGAAATAGTTCCTGTAAACTCTATCATTCTATGTGCAAGGGCTGCACCTGTTGATCCATCAGAAACTGATAATGCAGTTGTTTGTGCGCCACCTGCTATTGATTGTGCTATGTATCCACCAGATATTTGTTCTATAATGCTTAAATTGGTATTGGTCTTCGTACCCCAAGTTCCTGCGTTTTCACCAGTTGCTTGAAGTTCTACCCCTAGAGGTGTAAATGTTGATGCCATATTTTTCTCCTATGCAACGTCACTATAACTTGTATTTGATCCGGTTGCAACATTTGTATACGATGAATTTGAACCTGTGTCAACGCTAGAATATGCTTGAATTCCAAAGCCAGACGCTGTACCAAAACCTGCTACAGAAGAGGTTATAGTTTGACCTGTTAATCCCATAACATCTGTAGGTGTTATTGATCCTACGTTAAACGTTGCAGAAATACCTGATAACCCAACAGCCATTTGATCTAAAGATATAGATCCAACAGCTGATGTTGTTGTAGCACCTGTTATTGGTACAAACTCTACAATACCTGCTATTAGTTCTCCTTCATTAGAAGTTGTTTGTTGACCTGTTGGTATCACCACGGAAGTTAAATCAAACGATGCGCTGCCTACAGATAAAGTTCCTGATTGACCAGATAATCCTACTACTTGTTGAGTTGGATCTATTGCTCCAACTGAACTAGTTATAGGTAAACCTTGAACTTGTTCTGGTATATCAAATTGAGAAGGGACTGCCGACGTTATTTGTTGTCCTGTTATTCCTACTACGTCCGCAGGGTTTAAAGTAAACATACCCCAACCATTGTCACCATAAGATGCATTACTCCAACCATTAGCACCTAAATCTGATGTGATTGACTGACCATCTAGTTCTACTGTTAATCCACTAAAGCCCCAAGACTCAAAGTTCCAAGTATCCCTACCCCAACCTTGTTCAGGGAAAGACTCAACTGATCCAACAGATGATGTTATTGAATTTCCTGTTAATGTAACTACTGGGTTAAAACTTTCTCCGTAAGGCCCTGCATTCCAAGCATCTCTACCCCAACCTTGATTTGCTCCTGATATAGGTTCTCCAAGAGATGCAGTTATTGCTTGACCAGTTAATTGTGCTACTTCATCAGTGGCTTGACCCCATGATCCACCTGTATTCCATGCATCAACTCCCCAACCGCTTGTAAGAGCTTCAGTCGTTCCCCAACGACCTGTTCCCCAGGTTGTGCCTGACTGGTTCCAAGTATTGGCCATAAGGAGGACCTCCTTATGCTAATCTTATGATTGCGTTAGATGCGTCTGCTGCAGGAAATTGAATTGTAAAAGTTCCGCTTGATACAGTTTTGTCTCCACCAAAAGCAATAACTGCACACGCTTTGTTTGACTGTGATGAATTATAAATTAAACAACCGTTTGCTGTAAAAGATGCAGATGTAAAACTAACATCGTTAAAGTCACAAACTGCAGTTGATGAATCTAAAGTTGGAGTTACACTTGTTAAAGTTGCACCACCTGAACTATAGGCAGATCCTGCTGTGTTTGAAATTTCATTTGATGTTGAAAAAGCAGTTGTTGATGCACCTAAAGAAGCAGAGCTAGTATATAACGCTATTTTAAAAGTATCTCCTGACGATGCAGTAAAATTATGTGTGCCAACTAAAAGTTCTTGTTTAAAACTGTTACAAATTGCCGATGTTATTGCCATAGTTCACTCCTTAATTACGGTGTTCGAGATGGTAGAGGAATTCTAATTGTACCATCAGTATAATCGTCTCTTCTTCTTCTACCAATTTGCTCACTAGCAAACTTCTCTACCTCTTGTTTATACTTATTTTCATATAGTGTCAACATGTCTATCGGACCTTTTAAAAATCCATATGTCTCTGATAGACAGCAATATAACAGCCCATTTGGAAAATTAAGACTAATATAATTAGTGTCATCATTTTCTAATAATGCAGGAGCTGCATTGTAATGAACCCTAAATTTATATGTTGTGTCAGGAACTGGGGCAAATATCATTCTTCCAGATGTGGTATCTGATTCCCCTGTAGCACCACCAAACATAGCATAGTATTTTGGTTGCCCTCTTTTAGCTGATTCTGTTGAAGATATATATTCTTGAAGATACGTGACATCTTTTTTTTCTAGCCAAACATTGGCACCAGTGGTAGCAGATGTTGAATCATAAACTTGTATACCTCTAATAAAAACTGCTCCTGCAGGAGCGTTAATTGTTTCTTGACCCGCAACTAAATTACCTAATTGTTGTTTTCTATCTGCATCAATAGGCACATCTCTAAATATTCTATATTGTGCGTTTAAAATTATATTTTCTAAAACAGAATCTGATAAAACGTTAGAATCTGTTTCAGTATAACTTCTTATTTGAGTTTTTAATCCTGATGCACTTAATCCAGCCATTATGCTAATTGAGTAACTGGCCCTGCAGTTACAGTCAACCCTCCTGCTTTTTCTGTTATCGTAGCACTTGATCCACAATCAAATACATACGTGTTTGTTGTTACACTACTTATACTAAATCCAGAAGAATTTTCAAATACAGTAAACGCTAGTCCTCCTGGACTACCATCAACATTTCTAAATCTAACAGTGTCACTATTTGATCTACCATGATTAGGCTCTGTAACCGTTACGCTTGAAGATCCTGATGTTAAACTAAAAGGATTGGATGGTAATAAATTTTGTGTTGCAGGTTCTGTTCTATCAGGCCTTGCATTTCTTAAACCTTGTGGGTCACCCGTATATCTAGTTGGTTCTAGTTGTGGCTGTTTAGCCTCAAATTCTGAAATATGAACAAAAGATCCATTCCATTCTTTCACCATTTCATTATATGGAAACTCCATACCTGATCTATCTGATATTGCTTTTGCATATTTTCCACTTGATAGTTTTGACATTATGCTCCTGGGTAATAAACTTTAGGTGTTATATAAGCACTAGAAGAGGATCCATCTTCTTCTAAAGCTCTTTGTAATTCATCTTCGTAATATAATTTCATAGCTTGCACTCTTTCAGGTGCATATTTTTGAGCTAAATAAAAAGCTAAACCTGAAACCATACAAGGCACAAATCTATAAGGGACATCTGTTGCATTTGTGTAATCACCAACATCTTGAATTCTTTTAACATAGTAATAGTTTAATTTATTACCAGCTTCAGATGAACCTGGTGTTAGATATAAAGTTATAGTTACTTTATCTATAAATCTTTGAACATAGTATTGTGTTGGAGTTCCCGTAGATGTTTTGTTTGATAAAGCTTGATAAGTAGATCTATTTATTTTTGTAAGTGGAGTGTCAACATTTGAAGAATTTCTATACACTGCCTCCAAAATATCATCCACACCATAAACAGCAGTGGCATCTGACGTGCCATCTCCTGTGGACCTAAACATTGTATATACTGCTTGATCAGCAACTAAAGTAATATCGTTATTTGCTATTTGCCAATAATGTAATCCTCTATTTCCCCATTCTTGAAAAAGAATATTAAGAGATCTTCTAGCTGTTTTTAGTTGATAACCAGAAACACCTTGCAGACCAATTCTTTCATAAGATTCCTCTATTATTTCATCAATAGAAAAATTTTTATCAAATATTACTGTTCCAGAGGTAGTGTTAGCCATTTAACTTCCTACTTGTCTATTAAAAATGTAGCACCTACTAAATTAGCTATTGCAGAAACCTTCATTCCACCTGGAAATAATATTCCATCCTCTGGAATGTTAAATGCAAATACATCACCTTCAGGACAGTCTCCTTGAAATAAAGTTGTGCTATCTGTGTTGTCTTGCAAAGTAATTGATCCAGCTCCAGAACCATCAGAGGCTAAAATCATTCCTCTTAATCTAGTTCTTCCTGCAAATACTGCTCCAGTTCCTGTAACTCTAACTGCTTTTACATCTGATTTCATTTTTTATTCTCCTTAAAATTAAAATGTGGGGCCGAAGCCCCACATTAATTATTTATTATGATGCAAATAAAAATGCACCTGTAGTTGCGTCAGCTGCACCACCCATTTTTGAAGCAATGTGATATGTGCCATCTTCATAACAAATAAAAGCAATCATGCTTCCAGTTGTAAAAAGATTTGTTGCTGCGTCAGCTGGTGTGAAAGTTAATAAAGTTTCAC